TCTCCTAATTTACGCAGAGCAAACAGATCTTTTCGTTTCAGAAATGCTTCTCTAGAAACCTTTACCCCTTTACGGGATTTGGTAATATCGAAATCAGGTCTAGTGAAATGTAATCTCAATGAGAGATACAATTGATAAACTTGAAGCGAGTCCATCAGAGAGGCAAAACTCCATCATCGTTTTTCAACATGTTGAGTTGCTGCGCTTCAACTCTAATCTTTTCTTTGAGAGAAGTGCTGATAAGACTAGCAACAGAGCCTACCTCAATATTTCGTTTCTCACAATAGTCTATTAGAATATCCATACAGGGTGTTCTAGAGTCTCTTGCAAGTTTCTCAATAAAGATGGAAAACTCTGCTGCTGTCTTAAATTGCTTAGTAATTAAAAACTCATCAGTTATTGGAATTACTTCCGTTACCATAATCTATCCTGCATAAAAAATATGTCTACCAATTTTAGTGACTCGTTCTAATCTCCACCTTGGATTAACGTAATCTGCGTGGTAGAATAGAACGTCACTATTAACTACTATACGCGTATTGATCTCGGAAGTCAATACTTTTTTCGCAATATCTTTTGCTTCAGCGTATAATTCTGGGTCTTTAGCAGGTCGGCGCATACACGTCCAACTAAACTGACAGACCCTACTTGTTCTCTGATAAACGACAGAGCAAACGTTTGATGGGAATTTTGGGTTGCGCATTCGGTTTAAAGTTACACCTGCAACCGCGATTTTACCATTCCTCGGTTCATTACCTGCCTCGTAGTAAATATTATCAGCAAGGCATGTTATTGCTTTTGCGTTGCTTGACAGGTACTTCTTTTTTTCTTTTTTAATGTTTTTTTGGATTATTTCTTCTTGTTGTTTTTTTACGCTTTGAACTTTTTCATATCCACCTACAGTGTATTCCATTGCGGTGTCTTCGATTCTTTCTTTTGCATAACTTAAAACTACACAATATGTTACAAATATCAGTAAAATTGAAGAAAGAATTTTCAATGTCTTCTTATTAAAGGAAGGCATTTACTATTCCTCGGATTGTTAAACTGGAGAGAGGATTAACCAGTGACTCCCTACACTGGGCACTTTTCCTTAAAGTGCATTATATTTAGGGTTTTGAGACCTTTGATAGTCTCGTTTTAACCCTAAATTAGAACGGTTGGCGGTTTATTCTGTTTCGAGGGAAACCGCCGAAAACCCAATGACTTACTGCTTACGCAGCAAGCGCAAAGGCAACGTTATCGTTTGCATTTACTTTTTATGGCACTTTGCCAGTCAATCAGTCTCGAATTTCCTATTGCGTTCCAGTCGATACTAGTTCGCCCCCATCAGAAGTACATCAGTTCCCTGCTGGCAAAGTCAGGATCTCAATTTCTGGCCCACTGCCGATGTACTTTTGGTGGAGGCGTCGGGTACTGCCCCCGAGTCCTCAGAACTTTTCAGTCTTTGCCAACAACTGATATTATATTTATACTATAGTTTTCTTTAGAAGTCAAGTGTTTTTTACTTTGTACCCCAATTAATTTTTAACCAAATTCGTTCATATGCATATTGCATCGCTGCTAAGACCAAATGAATAGCGACAGCATCTCCTAAACCAGTCCACAGTGCAGTTATTCCTAATGCAGTAACACGATATCCTAAAGTGCGTATAATCGTTCTAAAATGAGTTTCAGTCATTAAACTGATTCCTGCTCATAATGTAAAGTGGATCGCCTGTATTAGAGACTCTAAATGTTATTCGATTTAACAGTCGCCGTTCAAAGATCTGATCAACCTCTTGTCGACGCTTATGCAATGTCAACAACTGGTCGCTGAGAACAATGTCACCAACTTTCCAGTCATGATGATATAAAAACTTTTCTTGAAAGAAATAGTCTTGTAATTCCTGGAACAATGAACCATCATCACCCTCTATTTCACAATCGTTATTAGTGTAGAGATAGATACCCTTTACACCACCAGCATTTTCTTGCTCTAACCACATCTTATATTCATGCTGATTCTTTAGCATATATTGTCGCTGACGTTCGTCCATTACATCAGACCATTTTAAGAAGTTATACCGAAAGTTTGCGTATTTACCCTTTACTCTTTCATACATTTCAACAGGCATTTCCGCCAATGCGATAGCAGTATTCATCCAAGATGTTCTGGTTCCTTCAACACCTTTGATGCCTTGCAATGCTACACCATCAGCTCGATCTGGACCATTAAGATTACAATGCCAATCCAATTTACCAAGAGGGAAAATACCAGTGAAGTTTCCATCTTTTGATTTCTTGCCTGTTACTGCCTGTATCGGAAAGAATTTTGATTTATCCCAGTTATAGATGTCGGGAGACTCCGTAAACGGTGGATACTGATTCCCATCTAAATCAGAAGTTAATTGATTCCAATTAGAAATACCACCAATCTCGTGAATCAGTCTGGCATAATTTAAACTGTTAGTATCCTGCTCTCTGAATACCACGATTAATTCTTTTAGTAGCAATTCTCGGATATAATTGCTGTCTTCCTGCGTGAAGTTTGTGATATCAAATCCTAAAACTTCTACTGCACCATTATCTAGTCTTTCAATTTGCATCGTTTCACTCCTTCTAACTCACAAATTTAAGTCAAATAGTAACCATTTTCATAGTAGTCACGAGTCCGAAGCAATTCTTTTGCCCAATTATCACGTTTCTCGATAAACACTTGCGGTTCCTCATCTTCGACTGCGATCAGAATTACAAGATTAGGAACAGCAATACCTGTACGCTCTTCATACATAATTGCATAAGCAGCGGTCTGCATAAAGTAGGAACTAATATGTTCCTTCTTCTTCAGTTTACCTGAGGTTTTAAAGTCAATGACTGCTCGTTGTCCGTTATACTCGGCGATACAGTCAACTCGACCTGCCATGCGTAGATGGTCGCTATACAGAGCAAGTTCTTGGCAATGTATATTACTGATGGGTTCGAGAATGGGTAGAAATTTCTTGAACATCTCTAGGTCTAGTAAAGATGCTTTCGTACTCGTATACGCTTCTTGTAGATTTTCGTTCTTAAGATACGTCTCGGTTAGAGTATGGATCTTAGTTCCGCGAGTCGATGATTGCTTAGAGATTTTGTCTGCTTCTTCAGCACCAACACGAGCACGCCATTTGGCAATTCCGTCTCGACTTAATACAGAAAGAACGGTGGTAGCAGAAGGATACGCTACACCAGAGGCATTAACGTAAACTCTGCTACCATCTTCGTTCGTAGTTGACTGAGCGAAATCTTCATAATCATATATCGTTTTAAACATAATTCATTATACTATCATTTTATGAAAAAGTCAAGCCCTTTCGTCAATAAACTCTTTTAATTTATGTTGATAAAAGTGAAAATAAGTAATATCGCTTTCTATTTCAGAATAATTCTCATCCTCAACCACGGTATTTGCTTCTGCAATTTCTCTATTTAACTTCGCAATAAACTCTGCGTTGTCAGGATCTTCTGCATCTAGTCCATCCAGTTGAGATTGTAACTGAGACGGACGATCGAGTGCCATTTGTTTTGGTTGGGTTGGTAGACCAGTAAATGCATCACCAAGCGATGCGTGGAAATCTTCTAAAAATTGTGACATATTTTGTCCTTTCTATGCTGCGTGACGACTCTCATATTCTAAACGTGCGACTATATATTCCTTCACCAGTTTAGATCTAACAATATCGTCTACATTAAATTCAATGGTGTTAAACGATGGCATAATGTCAGTAATCGCAAGGAATTTTTGCAATCCAGACATGTCGTTCTTCTTATATAGGTCAGTTTGACGGAAGTCTCCGCAGAAGATAACTTTTGAGTTCTTGCCAATACGAGTCATAACAGAATTGAGTTCCATATCTGTCATATTCTGACATTCATCGACGATCACAATTGAATTGTCAAGAGTAATACCACGAACGAATGATGTAATTAGGAAGTGAATGACTTTTTGTTCTTGTAAACGAACAAAGGGTTGAATGTGATTAAACAGATCTTCACAGATTTCAACATATGGTAACGTGTAAACTTCTGTCTTTTCTTTCTCATCTCCTGGAAGATGACCGATTTCACGCGAAGGAACAGCGGAACGAACAATGATCACTCTCTCAAAATTATTGTTAACTTCTAATACTTCTTCAAGTGCTTTATATAATGCGATAAAGGTTTTACCAGTGCCAGCGACACCATGTAGTAGGACTGCGGATGCTTGCTTGTCAAATAATTCAAAAAACTTTCTTTGATTTTCAGTTAGAGGATTGATTGTTTTGAGATCATTTTGTGTAACTTTGCATTTTGAACTTCTCTCCTGAATTACTGTAGCGGGTGTTGGTGTGACGAGTTGTAGGTTATTTTGTTTTCTTCGCGCCATTTCGCAGTCCTTATTTTTCTAGGGTTGATATGAAAAAGGCGACGCCACAATACGGTGGAGTCGCCTCTAATTTCCGAGGACATCGGAATCTAAAATCGGGATGGGAGTTCTTGTTTGTTCCATACAAGTATTTATTAACTTGCGACGCTCCACCACTCCGGAATCGGACGATTTTTCCATTTTGCCATTTTATTTTTTGCACCGATATAATAGTTGCGATACGACTGAATAGAGTCAGAAACTTTATATTCGTCAGGCATCGCAGGAGTAGGTTGCGTCAAATATCCAACAGGAATGTTTTTTGGAGTACGCTGCAAATATGGAGCAAGTCGATCGCACGCATGTGTTTTACCATAACGATACGTATACTCTGACATTAGTGATACGAACAAACAATACAACCAGTTGTAGTTATTGTTTGACTGTCGTGCCCAAACAGCAGAAGGATGGTTGATATGCGTTGCTTTATACAGAACACTATCTGTAGAATCGTCAAACAACTTCCATCGTTTTGCTTTTCGATATCGAGGAGGTAAAGAACCCGCAACATACTTTTCTTCTGTCCACTCTGTACCATCTAGAACACGGTGGGCAGTTGAGAGTAACTGAGCATACTCGAGAATCATCTTAACGACATGCTTGTCGTTGTGGTATTCTGCGCACTTGGTGACATTACTGTCAAGATAAAAAATATTCATAATATATTACTCGTCAAACGGAATCTCTTCCATGTTGTTAATTATTTTTTTTATCGCAATCTTGGCGACATCACTAATTATAATGTTTCCTACTGAAAAGTCAAGTGCTTTTCTAACAAAAATTGGATCTAATGCAGTTAACATATCTGCACTATACCTCTTATCGCCATCTGGATAAGTATTCAATGCAGTGACAACAAGTTCTATCTCTAGATCTGTATATAAACATATACGATATCTTCTATATGATAGAAATCTATCTGGAAATGATACTACTTCGCCCATAATACTATTTATTATCCTATCATATTCATATTAAAAACAATATATCGGGTGCTATCTACCTTTATGCTGTGCAATAACTCGTGGTGATTGAAGTAAAAAACGCCAGAACCCCGTTTTGTTGGACCTGAAAAAGACAAGTTACCTTTTATGTGAAATTCTGTCGAACAAGTATTATCTTCCAAATTTAATATTAGCGACCATTTGGTATTTCTATTATCTAAATGTGGACCCATCTCAAAACCAGCAGAATCTTTTTTTATGTCAAAGTGGAAATTCTCGTCTCTTTTCCACGTATTTATTGGCCAATCCAATTTTAACGTTTCACAATCACATGTTTTTTCCATTTCATCAAACAGTTGATGTATTACGTTTCTTATTTCTTGAATTTTAGGATTATCTTCATTGTTAACAGAAGAAGCTCTATCTCGCTTTAGATAAATTTCAGATTCTAATAAAATTCCACCTCTACTGTTTTCCCACACTAACGAATCATAATCTATTGTCGGTAATGTTAAATCTTCAATAAACCACAACGGAAGAAGTGAAACTGGTCTATGGAAATTCATGAGAAGACCCATCTATTAGTTTACAAAATTCTGGAAATGTTTCTTTGAAATTTTCTTTGCGATAGGAATCTTTCAACTTGGTATTAACAAAAAATTCATTCCAAGACCTGCCATCTGATTCATTTGTGTTCATAAAATCTAAAACGTGTTGAATACGTTCTCTCATATATGGGTCAGATACTCTCGCAAGAATTGGAGTATAATATTCAGTTATATCTCGTTTGATGTCATTCGAAATATTTTTGATATTGTAATGTGGTGGTCCGTGCAGTATATTGATATAATACCCCAGTCCAATTTGTCTGAAGTGCTTCAGCGTTTCTTCTAAGTAATATACATTCAAAGTATTAACTGTTACACATGCAACCACATTAATATTATCATCTTGCAGCGATAAAAATTTTCTGATATTGTTTTCCACTAGATCCCACTTGGCAGGATGGCGCTGATATTCAAACCGTTTACCGATCCCGTCAATAGATAGACTGATCAAAACTTTCTTAAAGTGTTTCAATATTTCGATATGAGAAGGATTAAATTGGGTTGCATTTGTGTTGAAATGTAAGATTTGATTCTTAGAATATCCTAATTCTATACTTCTCTTTAAAATTTCCCATTGCTTCTCAACCAAAAATGGTTCTCCACCATAGATGTCGATTTGTTTTAGATAAGGAAGACTTTTTTCTATGTGTTCCCAAGCAGGACTGTCGTCTTCGTAATTTCCTTGCCAATCTTTGACCTGTAGCATGTAATCTTTTTTAGCATTTGGATTAGGATTATTTCTCTGAGTTATCGCAAAATGTTCTTCTACCCACCGACTGGAAGACCAAGGACCACAAATCCTACATTTTAAATTACATAATGTTCCAAGATTCAATTCAACGATTGCAGGTTCTACTGATTTATCATCGAGGTATTCCTGACCCCAATAGTCAATTGCCCGACTATTATCCAAAATTCTTTTACTTGGTATACCTGCTGCTTCTTCATCCCAACATTTTTTGCAATTGGCATGCTTAATTCCATTCTCTAAATCGTTTCTAATTTCTGTAGCAAGTTTGCCGTTTAGTGCCTCATTAAAATCATGCGTGTAAATTTTACATTGCTTTCCATCTTTGTCATCTAACCACAGTTCGCTCTTACAACAAAATGCGACTTCTCCACTATTAGTATAGCGAAGTCCTTTAAAAACATTTATACAATGAGTGTTCACTGGTTCTTGTATCTTTCGAAAACACTTGCTAACCAAGGAAGAGAAGTTTCTAGTGGATTTCCTGGATCTCTATTAGCATGTTTAATAAACTCATCAAATGAGAATTCTGGAGTATGTGTTAGTATCTCGTGAATCTGATTAAAGTCATTTTGAAGCCAAGGAAATCTAGCAAATACTTTCTGCATAATAGGACTTTCTAGATCGGTAATTCTCTTTTGTTTCAATTCTTCTTTAGCAAATTCAGGAAGTATACTGGGAGAATTGATATCACCAAATGAATAGTTAAGTATAATATGATTTAAACCAGAAAATAAATCAAGTAATCCAAGACCGTCTAAATACTCAAAAAACTCTCTCGTATAATACGCATTGTATATACTATGAGTATAGCAAATACTAACAGAAAACATTTTATCAGGATTTGCCTGTTTAAATTCAATCAATTTTTGCAAGTTACCAAAGACTACATCATTTTTACTTTTATTACGAATATACTCGAGACCTTCTTCATAACCATCGATGCTACAGATAAAATGAATGTTATTAAAATTTTTCCAGATTTCTAGAAAATTATTTGATTTCCATTTTAGGGTAGTCAGGTTAGTGCTGTAAATAATACTCTTATCATACATTTTATTTTCATCTAGATACTTTAAGATTTCATAGTGCTCAGTATGCATTAACGGTTCACCGCCAGCAAAATAGAATCCTTTTACATCTTTGATATGCGGGAAAACATCTACCTCTAGAAAATCTGGGCGTGCATATACAAACGAAGTAATCGTTTCGCGATCAGAAAGAACATTTTTGTCTTTTAAAAATTTAAGTTCGTTTTGATCTGCTCGCCAATTTGCAAGAGTGCTACTAAGTGGAGATCCACAAGTTTTGCATCCCAGATTACAAAGATTACTGAACCTGAAGTCCATATAATACATAACAGGATCAGTTATCGATCCATCAGGATTGGTTTTTTCTAATAGAAGTGGAATTTCAGTTGCATATGATGTTAGTGTAGATTGCCTAAAACTTGGGCGGTCATGCACATCTTCATTTTCCCAACATGCAGTACACTGCTCAGGTTTCTCACCAGCAAGCATTTTCAATCTAATGCTTTTCATTTTTTCATTATTCATAATCTCAACGAAAGTGTTTTTGGAGAAATCTCCAACCTCTCCATCGTTTTCTCCGCCATGCGCAA